GGGTGTCGTCGGGGTTGTAATCGTCTGCGGGCGAAGACACGATGGTCCGCTCGCCCATGCCGTCGTGCACGACGATCTTATACAACTTGTTCGCCTTGCGCATCGCCTTGCAGGAAAGCACCTTGCACACGCGCAGATCGAGTTTCGCAAATTCGTCCAATTGGATCTGCGGCTTGACGGGCGAAGGCGCCTGCACGTATTTCTCTTCGACAGCCTCGCACTTTTCTTCTTCGGCTACCACCTCTTCCGCCGCGTCGGGATCTTCCGATTCGGGCAGGGTAAAGTCGAACAGTTTCAGATAGCGCTGCGCCTCTACCGCAAATAGATACAGATACAGGCGCGGACCCTTATCGCGGGAGATCATCAGATTGTACACGTGCCTGAAAAACGCGCTTTGCAGGCCTTTGAGCCTGTCCATATCCTCCGCCGCGCCCGGAAAGACGCGCTTGGGAATGGCGTACAATTCGTCGCGCACGGAATCGAGCGTATAGCCGCCCTTTGAAAGGTAATCGTGCAGCATCTTGATCTCCGCGCGCTCGCTCTCGTCGAGATCGCGGTAATACTTCCAGTTGCGCTTGGAGTTGATGATGTATTCGTTTTCGGGCGCGCACGTTTTCAGCCAGAATCTGGCGATGGCGAAACGCTCCGCGAATTCCTCTTTTTTATACGGCGTGCCGATCTTGGCAAAGAGCGCCTCCATCAGGTCGGGATTGAAGTCCACCACGCTGCCGAGTTCTACGAGTTGCGTCATGGGAACGGTATCGATCTTGCGGCCCGCCACTTCGCAGTTTTCCATGATGCGGGCGACAGTTTCATTCGCGGTGCCGTTCTTGTACGCCGTATAGCACTTATCGAACTCGAAATACTGGCGCAAAATTTCATCGCTCAGACAGAAATCGAAGGCTTTGAGGGGTTCGGTCTTGGAATACAGCCACAAAATGACTTCGGGCTGATAAAGTTTCAAAAGAAATTCGGGCGTCATGTTGAGGCCGCTGGACCCCGACATTTTGCCGACGTTGATATTGCCCTTGATACCAATGAATTCGTATCCCTGAAAGAGAGGCGCGCGGTAGCCGAAGATCCCCTTGGAAACGTCCTTTGCGGTGTCGTAGGAACCGTTTTTCGAGGCGTGATCCTTGCCGCCCGGCTCGAAATCCACGCCCTCGTGCATCCAGCGCATGGGCCAGTCTACCTTCCAGGGCAGTTTGCAGTTGAAATCCTTGGTAAAGTCGAAATCGCCCTCATAGCCGCAATCGCAAGTAAAATGCGCCTTGGTGCAGTCCTCGGACAAGGAAACGACTTTGGTGGTATCCCTGCCGCAATGGGGGCAATAGATATTGACGGGATAATAATTTTCCTTTTCCTCTTCGGTTGTGTCGGTATCTGACACATTGGCTTCCCTGGTTTCCTCTTCCTTGGTTTTTCTGCCTTTCTTCTCTTCGGTCATTGCCCTTATTTCTTCCGCACCCACTCCACCTTTGCTTTCGGATGCCTGGGCAATCTCTTTTTGTGTTTCCTCGTCTGCCTTTGATGCTTCCAGGGCTGCCGTAATGCCCATATTGCCTTTCTGGAACTGCTCTTTTACTTCCTGTGTGGCGTTTCCGTCTATGGTGTTTAAGTCCCTTATCTTCGGCACTGTTTCCCCCATGGCCGCCGCCACATAGTCCCGGACCCTTTCCCCGGCTTCCAGAATTAAAAGCCCCTCTTTTCTTGCCTGGGTCAAAACCTCTTTCCATTCTGCCGCCTGTGTCATAAGGTCATAGTCTGTCATTTTTCTGTTAAACGTATTTCCTACCAAAAGGGCAATTCTAAATTCTGTTTCTGTCATCTGCTTATATCTGCATTTGACTGTTTCAAAGGCTTCTTTCCCCTCTGCCACAAGAATATTTAATGCGGCCATGCGGCGGTGTCCAGAAATAAGCCAGTATTCCCCGTTTATCTGCCCTAAAACAAGTGGTTCCTGCAACCCGTCCATTTCAATTCCTGCCGCAAGGTCTTTCAATCCGTCCATGCTGTATTTATTATGTTTTGTCACAACAATGTCCCGGATGCCTAACGTGATTTCCTGGTATTCGTTGTTTTCCCCTGCTGCCGCTTTGGTTGTTGCATTCATAAGGTCCATGATGTTAAATGCCATTTTTTCTATCTCCTTTCCTCTGCTGCCAGATGCCCAAACTTTTGCACATATTCTTCCGTAAACGCTTTGTAATCCTGGGCGGCTCCACTCCTTACGCTGTAATGTGTCGGTGTCTGCCTGTAAAATGTGGCATCCTTGGCCTTTTTGGAATGTCTGATTTTACACTGGAACACATGACAGCCGCTTTTTGTTCTCAACCACCTTTCTGCCGCTTCGCTTGTATCTGATTTTTCAAAATCTGTAATGAGTACCCCGGCAATCCTGGCCTTTGGATTTAACGCCCGTATCTGGTTTATCTGCTCCACCAGTTCTTCCAGGCCGTCCAGGGAATAGGCATCTAAGCGGACGGGTATTATAATTTCATGCGTTGCCACCATAGCATTTATCACATTCATTCCTAAATCCGGCGGATTGTCTATAATGCAATAATCATACTGCCCGGAAACTTCATGCAATGCAGATTTATAACGGTCATGCTGTGCGTGTTCTTTATCCGCCTTTATTTCCAATTCCGCCAATTCCATGAAATAATTACACGGTACAATATCCAGATTTTCTTCTTTCGTGTCCCGGATATTCCCAGTAATCCGCCCCGTCTTAATAATCCGGCACGCTTCCGCTTCCCTCTCTCCGTTGTACACTCCAAACATTCTGGATGTATTTCCCTGCTTGTCATTGTCAAACAATAGAACCCTGCTGCCTTTGCGTTTTCTCCGCCTGTCCCCCTCTGCCAACAATTCAGCCAATGAAACGGCGGTTGTGGTCTTTGCAACTCCGCCTTTTAGGTTGATGACTGATATAATTTTCATGTTTTCGTTTCGCTCCTTTCGCTTCAATTCCGCACCATACGGGCGTATATGTAAAATGCCGCATTGATACCGTTGTATTTAACCTCTGCATCCAGAAATTCATATCCTGGATATGCCTTTTCTAACTGTTTTTTTAATGTGTCAAAATTCTTTACCATTCGTTCCACCTGGCTTTTTTTGAATTTTGAATAACTTCGCTTTGGTTCCGGCGGCTTTTTGAGGTTCTTTGACGGGCACCACCGCTTTGTCCCATGTGGGTTTTGTGTGATATATGTTGCCAGTCCTGTAAGTAAAAATTTATCATCCGGCATAATCCGTCTTGTGTTTGGTCTGTCACACTTTCCCCATAATTTTTCTAACTGGTCCCTGTCTATTCCGTCCCCAGAAATCAGAATGTGGAAATGCGGACGCTTGTACCCGTCAAATGCCAGGATATAAATATACTTTGCATTTTCCAATCCTGCTTTCTTTCTCCTGCGGTTGATACGCTTAATGAAATTCGTTATGTCCTTTCTTGCCCGTTCTACGCTGTCCGGCAAACAATCATCATTCCACCCAAACGTGGCCCAAATATCCCCTTTCCCAAAATTGATATTTGCCAGGCGTATGATATACCGCCTTGCGTTCTTGTCGTTTAGGTTGCTTTGTGACGGCCTGGTTTCTCTCTTTTTCTTCGTCACTGGCATATCCGCTTTATTCGTGAATGACGGGTACACCTGGGCTTCCAAAAGGGTTGTTCCACTCTTTATGTTCTGGGACTTCGTTGTTGTTGTGCGATAAAGGCACGCCACCTTTCCGTCTTTCATCAACTTTTCCAATTCCCATTCTTCTAACTTCTCGCATTGCTTCTGGTATGCTTCCTCATAATCGTAATTATCATAAAAGCGTTTCTTCATAGTTCCCCACCTTATGTAAAAACCCTGTTCCTTTCCCTGCCCCTTTCATCCCCTATATATCTAAATAAAAATATAGGTGTCTGATATGTTAATACCCATTACAAGGACGGGAACCGCCGGGCTGTGCCTTAATAAATCAATCCAAAAAACATTCTTCCAGGGCTTTTTTGATGACTGCATACCCTAAAAGTGTAAATGCGGCCGCCAGTCCTGCTGCTACCACCACAATTAAAACAATCATCCAAACCATATTCATAATAGGCCCTTTCCTTTCGTGCAATTTCTTTCCTATATATAGTTGAAACCGCTTTTATTCTTCTATATCTTGTGTTATAATGTCTTTGTTAAGTTCCAACCCGGTTGTTTTGGTTCCCCACCTCGCAACCGGGTTTCGCTTTGTCTTTATGCTTCTGGCAATTCTCCATATAATTTTTCATAAATTCCCGTTGCATATCTCATTAAAAGGTTTTTCGCTTCCTCTTCTTTTATTGCCTGGCCGTACTTCATGTCGTAATCCTCTTCATGCGTCAAAAGCCAGTTCCCTTTTGCAGATTTCCACAACTGGCACGCATATTCCCGTCCAACTTCCTTTCCTGGGTACATGGCACGGGTCAACGTGTTATCTACTCTGTACCACTTCTTTACCTCTGCAACCATTTCCATGTTGTCAGTTTCATATTTCATTCCGTTTATTACAAATTGCATTTGTTGTCCTCGCATTTCCAATAGTATTCATTTATAATCAGCATTTCTTTTGACATTAAAAGCGTCACGCCTAAAGGAACCGTTAAAAGTGCAATCGTGGCATCCCCGTTTAATATCTTAACTGCCACCGCCGTAAAAATTAGAATTGCCACCCCATACAGTTTTTGGGTCAGAAAGTATTTTTTCTTTTCCCTCTTCTCTTTTATGGCTTGTTTTCTTCTTTTTTCA